AATCATTAATTATAAAACGACCAAACCCCGCTTTGTTATTCCAACGCTTCATTGAGCAACACACACACTTTGGCGTATTGCCTTTGCACCTCCTTATCGGTGTACAAAATGTTGCTAAACTCGTTTACAGAATTGATTGCCGTTGAATGGTCACGATGGATGATCCGCCCAATTTCTGCCCACGGCATCCCTAACCTTTTTCTGCAAATAAAGTTGAACATGTGACGGGCGTATAACGATGCCCGTTTCCGTGATGGGCAAAGTATTTCATCGGGGGTTAATTCGGTTACTGTGCAAACCGCCCTCAATACTTCCTTCCAATGGTTGGGTGCATCGTTAAAATCCACCCGTGGGTTTATTATTTCCTTTTTTAACAATTGTATTTTGGTTAGGGCTTCGCTTTGTATCTGCACTAACAATAATCGCAGTCGTTTAATTTCTTGTCGTTGTAAGTGTAATTGCTGGTAATGGCTTGTCATATCGTATACAAAGGTACAAATAAACACGAAATAAACAATTAACGAATATCATAATTTCCATAGTTGGCTTTGATCCCTAACATCATCATTTCCGCATACCTCCACGCATCAAGCCCGTGGTCTGTGCCAATTGGGTTGTTCATACTTCGCCCCTGGGAATCGCTATCCCAACAATAATTCCGCAACTCCTTAATTAAATTGGTGGATGTGGATGTAATTAAATACGATTGTGATTGCATTATCTGTATTCCGTAGTTGATGGAATCCTTGCCCTTGGTTACTCCCTTGATTCTTATCCCGTATCTTTTAATTTCATCGATTGATTTCGGTTCGGCACTATCCGCATAAACTGGCACATGATTGGGTAATGCCTTTGCAATGTCTGAATTAAGCATTCCCGTGCGATATGCCACTTCATCTATTATTCTTTGACCATTGTACTCATAAACGGCAACAATTGCCGTGGGGTCGTTTGTATACCCAAAATCCACACCAATGCCAAGCAACCTCGCATCCTCTGGTATGGTGTCAATGGTTTGCCAATTGGAAAAGATAACACCTTGTAAGTTTCCAATCTCACCAAGTCCATATACCCGCCACCAATTGGCCCAATAATTTGATGTGGTTGCCCTATCCCGTGCCTTTTCAATTTCCGTTACTATGGATTTGTCCAACGCTTCGTTGTCCTTGTAGGTGAGTACAATCATTTCCGCATCGGGGTCATTCACCAATTCACTATCCACCCAAAACTCCGCCACTGGGTTGTAATCCAAATAAATAAACTTTCGGGTACGAATCGCCATTTGGTAGTACGATTCCCAATCTATGTTGTTGCACTCGTTTACGAATAAAACATCACGCCTTGCACCCCTTAATTTTTGCGGTTGGTCTGCACTAAAAAATTCGATGTAACTATCATTGCTGAATGTGTATGTCAATGATGATTTGTTCCATTTTAACGGATCAAACATTCCAACCATGTCCATAATTTTAAGAAAGTCACGGATTGCACCCCGTCGCAAATGGGGGATGGTTTCCGATACCACGCTAATTTCACACTTTGCGTTTTGCACCGCGTATGTGATAAGCATCGGAATGATACTAAATGTTTTTGATGAGGATGTGCCACCACGAACTATCCGCACCCGCTTTCGTAGGTTGGCAATTTTACTCTGGGCGGTCGTGGTTTGCAACATTACTTTACATCCAAATCAATGCCGTTGAAGATTGGTTTTTCGGTTGTAACATCAATTTGTTGGGTGGGCATACCAAATCCCGAATCCATTAATTGTTTGTACGCACCAACATCACCTTTCCTTGCCTTGTGTATCATTGCAAGTGTGATTAAATCTTCCTGGCTTAGTTTCTCCAATTCCCCCGTGATGGGGTTCTTTGTGTCTTGCATAACCTCTAACCACTTCCGTGCGATGGTGCTTCGGTTCTTTGTTCCCTTGGGTTTCCCGTTGGGATTCCTTACCTCACCTGGTTGGGCGGGTTTCAAATAATCTTTATTTGCCATAATTACTTATCATTTGCTTATCAATCGTTTGGTAAAATCGGGATGGGCATCCACCAAATTGGTTGATGTATTGGGGAATCATCGTGGGCCAAATACCATTGGTCTTCCATTATGTATCCAATCTGTTTGGTGTCAATTAATACCCATTCATTATCGATGGGTGTGGTTCGGTTTGTTTCTCTCCATGCTTTCATATTCCTTTTATTGGTATGTTTACTTTTTTTGCGTTTAATAAATCTGTCATTTTTCTTGGTGGCAACTGATACGAAATTATCTTTTTACCCCATTTCAACATAATGCGTTTGCAATACTCAATTTCTTTGTCCTTACTTCGATACGATACAATCCCTCCTTTGTTGTCACCATGCTCACATATATAATGAAATTTGTTCCATCGAAATATCTTTTTGTATTTGTTCAATTGTTGTAACGCCATATCGTAATCGTCTTTGCTTCCAACCTTTTCGTCAAATATCAAATCGTGATCCAAATGCCCCTGCACTGGTCCCAAACATATTTGTGATAAACTGAATGGCAAAAACTCTTTATAAATTCTGTTATCCTCGTTTTGACTAATGCCCCACATCTTGGACCCAAATTGTTCGCACATATCAAAACTATGTATAAAAAATTCCATTAAATAATCCTTTGGCAATGTTTTCTTTTTATGTTCCCCGTCATTTTCCCCTTTGCGATTTTCATAATACCCAATTGATTCCACATCATCATCAATCATAATTAACGGCCTGGGTATGTTTTTTAATATCCAATTTCGCTTTTTGACAATATCCCCATCATGCTCATCGGGAATCGCCACCACTCTTTTATCACCAACCGCATCGATGTAGTCTTGCTTTTGTGATTCTGGCACACAATAAATGCCCATGTGAAAATAATCCTTACCCAGAAGATTATCGCTTCGTTTGTATGACGGGATAATAATGTTCATATAAAATTCTTGCCATTAACAACACGACCGACACCAAATTTTTGACATTTGATTGCACTTTCTTTGCTTTTTACTTGGTTCAATCCATATACGCCTTGGGCCACCTCCCAATCCAATGGATTATCAAAATACAAAACGATGTAATTATGTTCCAATAATAATTCCTCACTAAATTCCACTTCACCGACATCGGGGATATCTTTTGTTTCTGTGATGTCATCAATGTTTGGCACATCCAATCCCCATTTATTCAAATCACCTGGATCCCAATCGTTCGCCAACGCATCCCAATCCCACTCACCAAATCCAACATTGTCCTTTATTAAAAATTCCCGTTGTTGTTGCTCGGTTAGGTTTTCCGCCTTGATGATTGGCACTTCTTTTAATCCTATCTCCTGGATGGCTTTCAATCTCATGTTGCCACCCAATATCATCATTTCGTTGTTGACCACAATTGGACGGATCTCCAACATTTCGGGAAAGTCCTTGATTGATTGTACCAACTTCTTAAATTTATCATCCTTAATTATACGGGGGTTTTCCGTGTTTGGGATGATGTATTTTGTTTTAACCCATTCGATATTCATTTGTTTAGTTTTATTTGATGTGTGATAATTAAAAAGTCCATGTGTTGTTTCTTATCGCCGTATTTTATGTGGCAAGGTCTACAAAGTGCTTGTAAATTCTCAATGACATCCTTTGTTTTACTCCCGCCCATGCCACGGCAAGACAAATGATGTATGTCCGTTGACTGGGATCCGCACACCTCACACGGAATAAAATCCGTGGTGTCATAACCAAAGTATGTTAAATAAATCTTTGTGTGTGGTTTCATCTTTGATGGCTTTCAAATATAGTTCATTGCATACCCTTGGGTTCATTCCCATGGCCTTGCCTACCTTTTCCCATGTCATTCCCATATCCTCGCGTAGAATCATGATTGCGTACTTCTTAGTAAGGATTTCACGGCGTTTAACCACGGCCCCCATTTTGCTCGGTCTTGAAATTTCTGTCTGCATTTTATACACATATAAATTTGGTTGGGTTCGATGTTTGGCCCCGTTTCGTTTATTAGTTCTTTTGTTGATTCTGCATGATGGTCACAACAATCACAAAGGTTTCTCGTAAGTTTCATACACCTGGGTTAACTCATTTATCATGTTTTGCCATGCCTTTGGATTGCACGAACATGGCTTGTAAATTCTTTTGGAACGGAATATGCGTGACCATATTTCCGCTATCTTGTTTGCCTCCATTGGGGCCAATGTCGTGTCGTTTACTGTCTTAAAATGTGTCCACCAATGGTATTCATCTTCCGTCATGCACAATGGTTGACGGGTTGGGAACATCTTGTTCAATTTGTGTTTACGGGCATCGCATCCACAGTCCTCGCCCATCAAAAATTTGGTGGCAAGTTCAATCCCCGTGGCTTGTGTCACCTTCTGAATCATATCCCCCACCCCGATTGATGGTCGTGATTCGGTGTACTTCTTCCGTGTTTCGTTTTTCTTCTGCATAAATTTTATATTTTACCGTTGTTCTTTGTTTGATAAATTGTTTGGCGTTTTTGATTGAGTTAAATACACTATGGGTTGGAATGCCCGTCTTTTTTTCAATGTCCCGCATCGAATGTCCGTACACAAAATGCAGTTCCAATAACATCTGGTCATAATCGCGTAGGTCATCAATTGCTTTCTTTACTTCACCCATCAAGTCCATGTGTGCCATTTCAGCCATTTCGGGGCTTTCTACGGGGTTGAATTGGTCTTGGTGTGGTATTGTCTTGTTTTCTGCCCGTTTGATGTCTATAAACGCATTATGTAGCATTTTGAAAAGATAGATAGTGTTGATGGTTCCGTTGTAATTGGCAAATCTGTTTAGTGAACCCTCTTTGATTTGTATTTCCCCCAACTTCAAATACATTGTTTGCACCATATCATCGACCTCATCACGATTTGCACCCAAGTATTTGGCAATTTTAATCCATTCAATGTGGCGTTTGGCGATATCGTTAAGCGTTATCAAAGTAACTTTCTATTTGCACAATAAAATCCTCAAACGAATATACCAACACATATTTGTAATTCATGGCCTCGACCATCAATTGCCACTTTTTTTGGTGTTCGGATTGTTTATTCGGTTTGATTTTTAACTCAATGAATAACCCGTGGTGGGTTAGGTTGGGCATAAACAATACCAAATCCGATACACCTGGGATAACCCCCTCCGCTTTTAACCTTTGGGCCGTTCGCAAATCGCGTGATCCACCATTTGGAACATGGATTAATAAATCCCCCACCTGGCGGTATTGTAGTCGGAACCACTTTACACATTGCACTTGCATACGGCTTTCAAGGTGTTTCATTCTGCGTCTAAATAGATTGATTTGGCTTTTGTAAATCCTTTGTTATACCACCATTGGGCGTGGATTTTTTCATCGCGTTTCAATTCGTGGAATAAATCCGTTGGGATGGTGATGTTGTGGTTTATCTGTAACCACTCAATCAACTGGTCGATGGGGGTAATTTCTTCGTTTAACATTATTTTGTTTCAATTGCGTTTTTAATTGACATTGTCATGTAATCCAATGCCCGTTTATAACCCTCCGCATAACCATCGTCATAACTCATTTCCTTTCCAATCGCTTCCATTTCTTTGGCTTGTTCAATAAACTCTGTATAATAAGAAGAAAATTCCTCGCCATTTTTAGTTTCGATTGCATTTAGCAACCACTCTACCGCCGTTTGTTGTTTATTGTTTGTCATTGCTCACCTCCTTGTATTTTATCACGCATCCATTTTGCACCTCTTTGAAATTCTTCAGCAGGTGATAAATCATCATTATTTTCTTCTAATGATGCGTCCTCTATCT